GAGCATCATAACACTGCCTATTCTAGTTGCAGCAGTTAAAAACGACCCTGTTGCTAGAGTCGCTGCACCTATAATTGGAGACAATCCCAAGAAAGTTCTTATTCCACTTCCTATTGCACTGTTAGATGTAGTAGCCCATTCCAATGTGCTACTCATCATGTCAACAATACTAGAAATAACACCGGCACTCCCTGACATTGCGGCGTTTCTTAATGCTTCCCAGTTACCACCAACTTGTTCAATCTTTGACCCCAAGTTTTTCTGCATTTCGTTAGCTTGATTATTAAGAAATGAAGTGGCGGTTGCCGTATCACCAGAAGCAGCTTGCATAGCCTTGCTATAAGCGTCCCAACTGGTAGTGGTATTGTCGGTCTTATCTTTGATAGATTTCATCAAAGGCAATATGGCAGCCATACCAGATGAACCAAACATAGTCTTTAATGCAGCCGCCTTGTCAGATGAGGACATACCGTCCATTGAATCTGATATTTCATTTAATATTTGCGGCAAGGGCTTCATATTACCTTGTGCGTCATTGAAATTAAGACCTAAAGCAGCTGCTTGCTTTGCTGCTTTATCAGATGGAGCTTGCATAAGAAGTAATGCGTGGTTTAAATCCAATGATGCCTGTGCAGCACTGAAACCTTTGTTGGTCAGCAATCCAATAGCTTCAGATGTATCAGTCATGCTGATTCCAGCATTAGATGCTGTACCGCCAATTGTAGCCAATGCTTGCTGCATATCCTCAATTGAGGCGTTAGATAAGTTAGCTGTTTCCGTCAAAATAGCAGCCGCTTGTTGAGGGCTTTCCAACGAGTCGCCCCAGATGTTCATTGATTGTTGAACAACGCTAGCGGTTGTCTGCAAATCGGCGCCAGCAGCAGTAGCAGCTTCAGCAATAGCAGGAAATTCTTTCTTTATTGTTCCAAGCGACGCGCCATCTCGAGCCATTGCAACCATAGCATCTGCGGCATCTTGTGCACTTATGGGTAAAACTGCACCCATGTGGTTAGCAACATCAGCTAACCCTTGAATATCTTTTGAAGTGCCTCCAGCAATAACAGCAGCTTTGTTCAAGGAAGATTGAAAGTCTCCAAAACTATTGACACTTTTTATTCCAATAGCAGTAACTGCCGCTCCGGCAACGGTCATGAATTTACCAACGTTCTCAAGAGATTGTTTTGATTTGCTTTCAAAATCAGACGCAGCTTGAGCTGCCTTTCCAAACGTTGAACTCAAATTCTTATCAACCGCAGATAACACGGCTTGCACCGAATAACTTTCCATTTATTGTCCTCCTTTCCTCTTTTGTTTTAATTCCTGAAGCTTTGCGAAACGCTGTTGAATGAGCGCCTCTTCTTCTCGTTTACGTGTCAATTCGGAAGTGTAATCGCTCTCAAAACTTGCACGTATTTCATCTTCTTGTTCTGCTGTATTGTAGAAATCACTAAACTTTTGATAACGCGGCTTAGGGTGCTTGTCGCTCCCTTTGGTAGCTTGCACAGTCTGGTTATACCAAGCGTGTAAAGCTATATCTTCACGTCTCAAAGCCTGTTTAATAGCGTATGCTTCCATAGCTAATTGATAATCAGGTAACGTCATAGTCTCGATTTCGTACATTTGATACACAGAAAAGCCTAGACGAGTAAGGCTGTTCAATACAATTTCATGATATGTTTGCTCACTAGTTTTGTATTCTCCTGTGTCCTCATCATCTAGGCTTGTGCGTTTTTTAAAGCCACCTTGATTGCATTGGCTGCTGACATTTCTTTAGTTACATCATCAAACAGCTTTTCAAGGTCACCATCATAGTCATCAATAAAGTTATCGACATCATCTTGTGATGGACGGAATGCTTTGTTGGTTGAAGCAGCTGAATAAATAACATCTGCCAATACGGCTGGGTCTGCTGTGTTAAGTGCTGGGACAGACTTTGTAAGACCCATACCAAACGATGCACCATTCACGTCCAGACCTGCCACCTTATCCAATTCACGAACAAACTTCACACCGAACTTCAATTCTACTTCTTTATTGTTGATTTTAACTTGCATGATTTCTCCTTTTATCGTCTCACTTCAATCGTCTCTGTCCTTGTGTTGTTTAATTAATGTCCTAAGACTGTTACACTACAACGGACGGAGCACCATTCACGCCACCGTCAGTCTCTTTAGCCCAAGCTTTACCGCCATTTGTTTCTTTAAGACCGGTACCTGCAACTTTATCCAAGCCGCGGAATACATAGTCAACGTCACTTGACTGTTGTTCTGTTAGTGCAGTCCAGCCACGCTTTGGTGTGCCGTCAACAGAGAATGTAACATCACGAGTTGAGTTATCATCAGCATCGTTGTCGTTGCTGTCTTCTGATACAGATGCTTGTACATACCATGAGAAATACTTGCCATCTGCACTCTTGCGGTCTTTGTGTACGATCCAAAATTCCATCTTGTCGCCATCTAGCAAACTGTCATAGAATGCGTCAGCAATCGCTGATGTGTTGTTAATAAACTCAATCTCAAGGTCTGTTGAAACACTTGATTGTGTATTAACGTTGCCATCTTTTGTCACGGTTGAGTCACTGTCTCGTGATGGGTCAAATGACAATGATGTTTGCCATGGAATAAGGTCGGCTGGTTTTTTTGCAGCGTCACTCAATTTGCGTGCGAACGCTACTGCGTTGACACCTTTTAATGTTGATAATGTCATTAAATAATCTCCTTTAATCTACTGTAAATTCTAGTTGTATGTTAGCGCGCTGATACGTTGTATTTGGCACTGATGTATCAATAGACATCTGCATGCTTTGCTGGTTTGCTTGCCCATAAAATGTGTAGTTGTCTGTTTTAACATATCCAATCGCCAGATTGTAAATGTAATCAGCTATTTCACTAACTTTTTTGCGTTGTTTCTTACTGCCCCATACGTCAATTGTTAAGAACACATGGTCATTGCGTGAATACTTGGTTGTTGCACTGGTTTGTTGTGTGTTACCAATCACCACAATTGGATAATCAACCGGTTCATCTTCAAGCGGTAAATAATCATAGACGTTGTAGCCGTCACTCTGTAACAAGCCGTAGTAAGTATCGAACAGTATTTTTTGTGGACTAATCATTTGAGTAACTTCTCCAAATCTGACTTAAATACCGTCTTTTGTTTATTGAACACAGGTTTTAGCAATGGTTCAGCAGCCATGAAACGAGTACCCACCTCGGTATATTGGTTATACTCCATACCCAAGCCAGCTACACCGCTCATACCGCTATCCTTTAATGAAATACCAATGCTTTTCTTTGTATCGCCGGTTGAATACCCCTTTGTATATACACTTGAAGCATTAGACATAGTCTGTTGCTGCATTTGTGTGGTGTTACGTTTGACAACACTCTTGATGTCACCAGCCGATGCACGAGATAACAGCTCTTTACTTAACTTATCAACGCCAGTAACAGAAAAACTTATATTACCCATTCATCTCACCTACAATCAACGTGTTGTTCTTCAATGGTTTCCTCGTTGTAATAGGCTTATATTTCTGCTCTAAGCCGTTTACAGTGAGATACGCCCATTTATAGTCAATGTCATTTACAAGCCGTATAACAAGGTTTTTGGTGGTGATGTCGCCGAAGTCTTGCACGCTGGTTTCTGTGCCTGTTTCAGTAACATTAGCTATTGCCTCACCAACCAATTCAGGGCCGCCTACATAATCACCAATCTTTGGGTCATAGTGTTCTGCGATCTCTGAATAAAATTGAATGTTGTCTGGAAATCTCATGTCGCCACCTACAAAAACAAAAAACGACCTGAATTGTTATCTTTCACGCCGTTTTCATCTTTCCAAGCATCAATATCGTTTGCAAATTCATCGAAATCATTTGCGCTAAATGTAATGCTTTGTCCCTCTTGGGTATATGAACTCATGCCCTCGTTAGCAAGCCGATTGTAGCGCTTTACAGACACTTCTAGTGCAATATAGTCTAAGACATCAGGGATAGAGACACTAGCCTTTAAACCTAATTTAAATGACAATGCTTGCGTTGTGTTTTTGATAATAAGATTGAGAATATCATCACGCTTATTATCTTTGATTTGTAGCATAGTTTTTAAATCGCTAAGTTTCAAATCATCACCTCCTTAATAGCCGCCCCTTGCTTAGTTGCACCAACTTTAATTGTTGCTGTCTTTTGACTTAATGTAATACCATTAGCCTCAGCCTTTCGCTACAACAACCTTTGTTGGGTCGTACAAGTAGGCCGCGTAATGTTCATCGGCAGTCAAAACAGTAGTCTTGTTGATGATGTTGCGTTGGTCTTCTACTTCTGCCGCGCGCTTCATAACCAATTTCAAAGCTGGAACACTTGGGTTTACCTTAATGAAGATAGCTTGTCCTGCTGTAACCTTGTTAGATTCGATGATTTGCACGCCAAGCACTTCAAACTTAGTACCATTTACCAAAGCATTTTGTGAAACGTCTGAACCTGTACCCTCTGCACGTGCTGCCTTGCGCAATGCTGCTGCATCTGCGGGGTTAAACAAACCTACAACAGGTGAATCGTCTTGATCATTGTTTTTTGCAAATAGTGTCAATGCTAATTGAACACCGTCTGATGTTGCAGCAAACTTAACTGTTTGTGAAGCTGTCAATGCAGCAGCCAAGATGTCATTATCAACCTTGTTAGCAATTGCCAAGCCTAATTGTTTTGTAGATTCGCCAACAGGGTCACCATATCCAGACAATACTGCTTCATCTGTAATTTCTGTACCTTTGGCAGCTTTCTTGATAGTAACGCTCTTAGTCGTTGTACCCAGCTTATCCAATGGAATTGCTTCGCCTTCTGCAACGTCTTTTGCGTCACCAATGTAAGTGAATGCCGGGAACTTCAATGTGTCACCTGAACGTCCTTGCAGTGTTGTGTCAACACTTGCCAACGGTGTGAATCGCATCGCTTGCTTAAATTCGTATGACACGATTGGTGCCAATACTTCTGGATTTACCAAATCTGCTAGTTTTGTTAATGTGTTAGACATTTATTTATTCTCCTGTAATCTGTTTAAATTGTTCTGGGTTGCTCTTCGAGAAAGCAACACGCTCTGCTGCGGTCATAGCGTTAAATTCAACCTTGCCAATATCACCATTGATTTTTGTTGCGTCATTCTTTGGTGGGTCTTGACGTAGACGGTCTTTAACACCATCATTGATACCCTGTTGAATTGCTTGTTGTAAGCTGTCAACAACGGTTGAGATTTCATCAGCATTGCCAAGTTTAACCAACGATTCAGCTAAATCAGTAGGCAATTCACGTTCTTTCAACAGGCTCGATACGTTGACAGTTAATTCACGCTGGTTTAACTCTTTTTCACGTGCTTCAAGGTCTGCAAGGCGTTGTTTTGACTCTTCTTCCGCCTTTTCTTTAGCGGACATTGTAGCCAACTTCTCGCCCTCTGTCTTACCTTGTTGAATTGCTTCAGCCAACTGTTTTTCAAAGTCAGCCTTTTGTTTTTCCAAGACTTTTGCAGTGTGCTTATCCATCAAGCTGTCAAGTTCACTCTGCGTTAATGTCTTAGTCTCTTCGTTTTCCAGTTGATTTTGCTCAACTGGTTGCGTTGATTCGATTGGTTCTGTCATGATAATTTCTCCTTTGTATTAGTCCATACACGTTGATTAGCGCTTATATTGCCCCATGCACGATTAAACCCACACACGACACGCCAACAACCCATACACGCTATGTAACAGCCTTTTATTGTCGTGCTTAGGACAAAATAAAAACACCAACTTTCGTCAGTGTTCAAGTTATTCATAATAAGCTGCTAAACTGCAGCGGCAATTCGGATGGAAAGGGTAATTTGGCTCATGATCTATTTTGTAGATGCCTTCACCTCTTAAACCACCCTCTGAAGCAGCGACACAGTAGCGACACGCACCAGATTCAGCCATCCACTTGACATACTCAATGTCATTTTCTCGGTAGCTGTCTTTCTGCGCTTGCCCTATCACTCGTGTAAACTCTGTTCTTGCTAGTCTCTCGGTGATATACCTAGCGTTATCTTTGTATTGACCGTTTAACAAGCTTCGCAAACGTCTTGCAATCACATTAGAGTTCTGTCCTTGAATGACATTGATAGTCAGCAACACGTCCAATTCAGCCTTTAAAACGTCTGTGTTCTGCCATATTCTTTGGCTAAAGTTAGCACCATCAACTTGTGCAGCCACTATCTTAAATAGCTTAGTGTGTGGCATTGGTACGACTGTTGAAGCTAGAATACCAGCCTGACGTGCCTTTTCGGCGACATACTTGTCTGATAATTCTTGTTGTAGGTCAACATCAGTATCAATACCAGCCTTAACCAGCGATAGTGCAACCTGTGACTTGAGATATTCCAGTCTATTGATACGCATTGTAGCGTTATAGACTTTCATTCGTCTGTTCATCTCGGCTGTAAAGTCTGTTTTAGCTGCGTTTCTACCTAACTTGTCACGCAATTTGTTAGCGTATGCCACCAACTCTTTGGCTTCACGTTCATAAGCCCCAATGTCGGCAGTTTCAACAATGTTACGTTCAAATCCACGTAATTCAAGTCTTGCATATTCGGATTCAATCTTACGTGTAATATCATCAATGACTAAATCATACCGTCTGACAATACCACCAGTGGTTGTCGCCTTGTTCATGTAGGCTTGCTCTTGTTTGAGACGCGTTTCCCAATATTTATTAGTTTGTTTCGGTCTCTGTGCCATTTGCGTCATCTGCCTTTTCTGAATCTACTTGCACACCATAACTATCTCTAGCTTGTTGTACCTGTGTAGCCTGCTCTTGCGCTAACAAATCAGTAATTTCACTAGGGTCAGTCACGTTTGGTAGGAACTGATACAGATACTCCTGTGGCACTCTAGCGCCTGCACTAACCACTTGTGCAATGGTTGCAACGTCATCAACCGGCATGTTATCTGTAAACACAAAGCTAATCTCATTAGGATCTACGCTCATACCACTTGCTGACAGATTTTCTAATGCTTTGATGATGTTATAGCGTTGATACAAACCGACTTCAAAAGCCTTGCGTTTGGTACTTGCCAACTCAATCGTTCCTAACACCTTATACTTCATGGCAACACCACTAGCATTGCCTGCAAAGTTTTCGTCTGTTAAATCAGGTGTGTGTGAGAACTTATGAATATCATGTGCAAGCCTATCCTTGTATGCTTCTGTACCAGTTACGTCATATTCTTTGTGGATATAGCCTGCGTCAACGTTCGTCTGTTGACCTGTCATTGATACGCCAGACTTTAACAGCAACATGTTAGCCGACTTCATCGACTTCAACATTTCCATTTTGTCTTTAGCTAACTGCATGGCTGCACTCTCGTCTGTTGGGTCAATACCACTCATCATGCTTGAACCTTGCAACAATGTATCAATATCGCCCTTGATGACAAGCATAGCGTCATTTAAATCAGTCATGTAGTTGGCTGTGTCTGATTGTGCTGCATCATATAAATCAATCAGCGGAATAACGTTCTCAAAATCACCAATTCTAAACTTATTGTTCTTATACTCAATCATTGGGAACACGTATAGTTCACTTGTTTCATCTTGTACAGGTGTGCCATTAATTGAGGTTGGCTGATAGCTCTTATACTCGTTCGCCGTCCACGTTTCAACACGATACTCGTTTGAGATAACATCATCATCAATGGTATCAATCAAGTGGTAGCGCACCGCCATAATTGGTTGCGGCTCAACATCTAGTGAGTAGATGATAAACGTTTCTAGTGGGCTTAGTGCCACACTATGTTCAATGTCATCATGTCCTCGGTACACATACTCATAAGCACGTCCAAAACGTGTCATATCTAAGAATAGATCACTGTTAATCTCATCAAAGTTGTTGGTGTCTTCAACTGTATCAAGTCTCATGTCATCATCATGCTTAACAGAAATGGCGTTGCCCACGCTAAATGAGGTTTGAAAGTCAGCAATGTATTTACCGAATGAGTGTACGGCTCTGTGGTCCGCCTTGTCTTCATCAACACGGCGACTCTCCTGTTCTAAAATACCAACATTCAACCCTTTGTAATACTCGTCTAACCTTTCAAGTCGTGGTCTCTGATACTGATTATAATGTTTAACAAACTGCATAACACGTTGTGGCGTCAGATTATCCAAGCTGTCTTGATAGATTAAATTAGCTTTTTGATTATCACTAAAAATCTTTTGCATTGTAACTCCTTTATAGTCCTAAATTCTTGACGGCTTGTGCACGCTCTTGATAGCTCATGTAGTGATTATTAATCATAAACGTGAATGGCTCCATTGCATATCGCAAAGCATCAATAGCGTGATTATTGGCGTCAACTGGTTTATTAAGCCAATTTCCCATCTTGTCCTTGTCATATACATAAGTGCTCATCTCTTCCCATAGTCCCTCAACGTTAGGGTGCAAAACGTAATGATATGATTGCATGAATTGAATACCTTGTATCACGCTGTCCTTGCCTTTTCCCGCCGCTTTGATGTTAGGTACGTTGTAAACGCCAGCTAGCTCTGCGATTAGTCTTTGTTCGGCACTATCAGCGACTATTGGCAGACCATAAGCTTTGTGTTTAGCTAATGATTGCGCAATGTCACGCGTCAACATACCTTGCTGGTATATTTCGTCATACACGTATACAAGTCTATTTACTTGGTCAATCGCCATGAACACACCAGCTGTGGGATCGTGTTTGAAACCAAAGTCAAGCCCTATTGTTTTAGGTAGTTTTGCAATACTTTCTAAACTAAAGTCTTTCTGCTCGAACAACTCTTCGAATACAAGCCCTTCTGCTACACCCCACTCACCGTCAACAGCAACTCTTGCTCGATTAGGATTAGTCTTTTTCATGTTAATCATCTTTGCAATATACTGATCATCTAAGAATGGATTATCACGATATGTTGTTGTTAGCGCCAGTGAGTCAGCAACCTTTGTTTTTTCATCAAAGAATTTACGTTTTAGCCAGTGATTTTCGTTCCATGGGTTAAACGTCAGTACCGTTTGATAAAAGCCATCAGGATAATCAATCACACCACGCATAGATTCATCAACTGTGTTAAAAGTGTCCTCTAATTCCAACTGGTATGATTCCTCAACCCACAAGCGACACAAGTTACCATTCTCAACTGATATTGACGTGATAGACAATGGTTTATCAGCACCACGAAACAATATCTTTTGCCCTGTTGGCTTATATGTTATTTCAGGTAGCGAACCATTGAATTGAAAAAGGCTACCAACGCCCATACGATTAGCAACCTTTTGTAATAATGTGAATGTTGATTGTCTGTTAGTATTTGCGTATCGTCTCAGCACAAGCCAGTTCACATATGGTTTTGTCACAATATCAAGAATGACCTTAGTAGCCACTCCCTCACTCTTACCGCTACCACGGCTACCTTTATACGCTATATACCGTGCTTTACTATTAAATAAAGGCGCATAAGCTTTGCTGACCATTTTAGGTAGATTCCAATTGATTGTAGGCATTAAATATCCTCCTCAAATGGATTGATGTTAATATTGATGTCACTGTTATTACCGGATAGCAGTTCTGCTTTCTTTTGTGCAATATCAGCTTCGGCGCTCAACTTGCGTATCTGTTGCTCAATGAGTTTGTCATTATTCGGATAACGTTTCAGTATCTCTTTCAAGGCACTAATTCTTGTCTTTAAATCTGCTTCTTTCTCGACTTTCTCAACACTCACAGGAGTTGCCACAACAACCGTTTCTTTCTCTTCACCTCTAGCTATACTAGTAAGCAGTTCAACGGCTTCTGTGTAGCTCATAACACGGTTTGACGCTATTTCAGCCATGCGCTCTTCTATGTATGATTTAACCATAGGTTTTGATAGGTTTTCAGCACCTATAACCTGCGCCGTCTTCTTACTATAACCCGCCTCAATCGCTGACTGCGTGGCATTACCGGTCTTTATATATTCATCAGCAAACTTCTGTTGTTTCGGTGTTAATTTCATGTCATTTAAGGCACCTCCTTTCAATGTCGATTAGTAAACTACTCGTTAAATTTAGGTGGAACTATCTGCATTAGTCCTTTAGGGTTATGCATTTCACTATAAATGTCTTTAATTTCGGGTTTTTCTTTGAGTGTTTCTGTCTCCAAGGTGTTAAATATAGCGTTAACGACACTATTCATTACTTTTCTAACGCCATTAACAAAACTATGCATGCCTTCATTTATCTTTTTAGCAAACATATACCGTCTATGCATTGCCATTTCGTGCCTAGTTCTTCTCAATTGTTTGTGTCTTGGGTGTCCTTGTTGCATAACGTTCTCCTCATTCACTGCAAAATAAAAAGCGCTTATGCGCTTAACTTTTCAATATCTTTAAAGTAATTCAATATTTTATCACAAGTCGAATATACGTCGTCGTCGTCTTCTAAACGTGAATTTAACGAGATATCATCAACGGAAAAGAACTTCATTAGCCTGTATAATTCAACATCATTCTCAATTTTAGTTAAAAAAGTAGAAACGCTACTAGAATTTTCTGAATGTGCCATGTTTATTCCTTGTGTACCAACAGCGTTCTTGATTCTTTTAGCGCAATCTCTGTGTAGTTCAATGGCCTGTACTTTGTATATACCACATAATTCATTTAATCTTTTATGATTGTCTTTTTTTACAGTCATTCTATCCTTAATTTTAAAAGATAAAATGGCTGTAATTACTCCAGCTAGTATCGACAGTAAAGATTGCAAAACTGTTTTAAAAATTGAATCATCTGACAGTAACTTGATAATATCGTTTTTATTCATCTCAAGCCTCCAATAGCAGTAATTATACTACTAGAGAGACGTGGGTTGGATTAGAAAATTTTAAACCATGACAGTTGCAATAATATCTTCCTTGTCTGTATCTATGGGTTCAACGACCAATTCCTGTTCTTCCCAGGGAAATACCCAATTTTTGGCTAACTCAAATTCTCTTTTAGCGATTCTCAGCGCCTGTTTTTCACTAATAGCTGATACTACAACTTGTTTGATTTGTTCATAGTCAGCTTGTTTTGCAGTTATCGAATAAATCATTAAAATCACCCCTATCTAATTTTTCTTTCCCTAATTCAACTTTTCCTTTTAAATCTAGTAGCTCATCATGTGTCTTCTTGACATCAAAACGTTTCCCGAATAGAACAAAAACATTCAAATCCGTAAAATAATTGCGCAACTGTTTGCTGTTATCAGACAAATATGGTTTATTGTCAATCATAATGGCATCAGATGGGCCTATATTCCTATTGAATATAAATCGCTGATCAATTCTTGAGAATTCTTCAAGCTTTTCGTCTATATGTTCCAGGGAATTTCGCATCTGTTTATTTTTTATAGCATTAATATTTTTGATATCTAGTGTATCGATGATAAAATCTCTTTTCGCTTTTCTCTGCTCAAATATATTTTCTGCCTCATATCCTTTTTTTGAAATAAAAAGGATTTTAGAAACATTCGCTAACTCGACCACATAATTCTGCAAATAATACCAAAATTTATTAGTCTGATTTCGAGTACCTGATGACATTTCAACATAAACTTGTTGAAACATATGAGCTGAGTATAACGCAAAATCAACTTGCAAATTTAATTCATCTAAAAACAGTTCAAATTCTTGTTTTTTCATTGTTAAGATCTCCTTTATAAAAGATATTAACACAAACTAATGCTGCTACTAATTATTTCAGCAACAGGTGATGTCAGTTACCAATTAAATAAGCAAAGATAATATTAATGAATCCTACAACTAACACTGAAATTTGTGTCTTGGTAATACTGTCATCTAAACCATTCTGCCATAGCATATTCCATCTCTTATCTTTTCGAATATCGTCTTCAAGCTTGCTGATGATTTCATCACGCCTCTTTATCTCATTACGCATTTCAAACTGTTCATCTTTCAAATGAGCAATTTCAACGTCTTGACTAATCACGTGTTTTAAGACCGCTTCTATTTTCGCATCACGCTTGATGTCTTCTAAATCAACACCTTCTCTTGCTAATGCCATATCTATTCTCCTAAAGTTGTTGATACATCATAATACGAAGTACTTGCTTAATTCTCTAACCACTTCATGTGGTTCTTGTAGTCAATCTGCCTGTTATCCAACACTTCTGACCTAATCTGAATACGCGAGCGCTTATGTCGTGCAATGCTCTCTGTCTTCATCATGTCAGCGTGCTTGCGATTAACATCAGTCGCCTGTTTGATATGTCTACGTCTCTTGCGTAGTTTCTTCTCTGATTCATTCATGTTTAACTCCAAACAAAAGGTCCAACCTGCGTATCTGTTTTAGATTCGCAAGTTGGACCGTGTATTTTTATGTACTAAAAAACCGCCGTCAAAGTGATTTTTCTAAAATTTAATAATAAATTAAGCTGTATACATCAACCATTCTAAATAGCTAACAAGTCAGTATATAACTGTCTTCTCTCACTATTGGACTTGTTAGAGAAGTCAACATTCTTAACCCAATCAATAAGCCCATCACCATTTATATTTGAATGTCCTTTATACGAAATGTATCCAGTCACATACATAATATAGTCCATGCGATTGACATAGGACGATAAATTATTGTCATCAATAAATGACAGTGCAAAGTCTAAGGACTCAAGCGTTTTGGATGTAATATTTTTTAATTCAGACACAGTGAGTTTTGTTAACTGGCTTTCTTTTGTATCGGATGGTATAGGAGCAAAGTTATTTGAATGATTTTTCCCTTGAATTAATTCTAACTCAGGATTCAGCATTGCAATGGGGTATGAAACATTTGTGGTGTACGGAGAAAATAATTCATCAAGATCAAATGCATCAATCTTGTTGCGAAATGGTTCTCCATAGCTAGCATATATGTCAAAGCCTTTGGACCCTAATTTAGCAAATGTCATTTGAAGAGCACTGACTTTGCTACCTGCGTTGTTCAAAACCTCAAACCATTGGATTTGTTCTCTCTCATCCATCCCATTTGCAATGTGAAGCGTGTAGCTATATTGATTTATTTTTGTACGAGCCTTCAAAATAATAGAAATGTCATTAAAATCAGTAATTTGGGCAACGTTATTCAAATAACTATAAAGTATTTGATCATTTTTATTTAACAATTTACCAACTGGAATCTGATTATTGTTTGGGCTTTGCTTTACTTCACGAAAATATCCCCTACTTAAATCAAGTACAATATTTCTAAAACTATCATCGTCACAATAAGCTTTATAATTACTAGTTAATCTTTGTTGACCATCTATGACAGATTTTTGACCTTCACGAATATCTTCGTCATCAATTAAATTCCGTGACAGTAACTCAACTTGAGGAACAAGATAGTTATTTGCAGCCAAGCTAATTTGGTTTAGCGATAAAGGTGAAACGGGTGCCTTCCCATATAACTGATAGTTAAACAAATCTACAACTTTTTTCAGTGTCCAACTCAAATCACGTTGATAAATAGGTAGACTAATTTTTTTGTTCTCAATATCATCATTCAGTTGCGATATTGTTTGACTTTGGCTTTGCTTTGTAGGGTCATATGATGTTGCTGTAACCAATCTCTTGTTAATCATGTTTTTATTTTCCTTTACATAAGTTAATATTTTTATTATAATAGCAGCTACTTAAAATGTCAAATTTATTTTTTGTAAAATTTAAAGCTGCTATTTCATTTTTTTACATTTAATGCTTTAAAAACAACAATATTTTCATTTTAAAAAATAGCTGCTATTTTTTAAAATGAAATAATAACCTTTTATGTTATATTGCCACGTATGCAAAACCGACTGATTTCAACCGATTTAACTATAAACCATTAGTTGATTGTTCAATGTGGTTATTTCCAAAATGGAAATTAACACTATGTACGATAAAATGTCATTATCCTAAGTTGTGTTTGCGAGTGACCGCAACGAATAGATAGGGACTTGAACCCTATATAAGATGTCTTCATATTTTTTCTAACCCAGTAAACGAATATGTGAGTACGTGACTGCGAGATAAACGTTCACTCGAACATGGCCATCATGTTGCTATCCATAATGATAGATATTCCAACCTATCGTATTTTTACATACACAGTGGCTTTTTCCGAAGCGTGTGTAACGTTGCTTTTAATGGATGAGCAATAACCCTGATACCTATTTAATTTTGAGTTTTTCAAGTCAAATAAAAAAGCATCCTAAGATGCTTTTGTGATGACCCGTGCCATCCTTGCAATATATCATAACTTTTCAGGAGATTAGATATTTCTAGGTCACCACATGTTAAATGCTAGCACATTGAGTTACTGTTGTCACTAACATGTTATGTACGGTGTCTCACTCCTTTTAGTGAGAAAGAAGTTAAACAAAGTAAATCGAGAATGTTCATGTGAGACACCATGAAAATAATATTAACATTGTTTTCTGTGAATTACTATACCGTTTTCAATATGATTGATAATTATCAACAATACAATTATCACACCGTTTTTAAGTCAAAAACTGTCTAAAAACTCGCATGTTTTTGCTACTCTGAGTTATCCACAGGCTGATAAGCAAACACTGACTTTCGATATATCTGCTTAACATTCTGCAAATCTCTGTGGCACTGGCTCTCTGATTTAGAAAGTATTCTAGCTACCTGACTCCAACTACGCTTGCGTCTACGATCATATCGCAAGGATAGCATGGCTCTTTCTTCCTCAGTGAGTATCTTCAAAAAGTTAGACATGCACCACTTGTCACGGATAAAGGACTGTAACGCATAGTCACTCTCTTCAATGATTAGCTGATTATCCAGAACTCGATTCTCTTTGTTTTGAGCAGCACCACCGCCTATATTTTCATCAATAGTTTCAGGTGTCTGCAACTCTATCTTACGTAGTTTAATCTGCATGTCGATTACACCTGAATAATAGTCACTTAGGTATCTGTCGATTCTATCTGCCACACTCTACTCCTAACTATTCATAATCTCTTCTCAATTTTTCGTAGATTACAAATGACGTAATCCAAAATATCAACATGACTGCATTCAACCCATAAGCTACACCAGTCGTCTTCATTGTAGGCGGTAAATCACCCCAATTAATCCATGTTCCCATCATTAAATATGACAACGCTCCTATAAAGAACGATTTCATTAAACTAACAATCATTACTCGTCCTCCAAAAACTTCCGTAAATCATCTGCAAATTTCTTGTGCCATTCGTTCATGTTATTTATCCTCAACTTTCTCAATTTTTATTGCTGGTCCATATGCCACGTTGTGGTTAAAATGTTCAACTTCTGATTTCAACGATTCGTAATCCCTATCCGATACAAACTCGCCATCTTGATAGTCATAATCGTAGTAATTATTAAACATCTTCATGAAAGAATTGGTTGCTGATGTAATTTTGTAAACTTTCACGCTTCAACCTCCCACTTTTGCTATTATTCATGTTATTTCCTCTATTTCAATCCTCAAATAAGGTTTTTCAGTGTAAATCTTGCGTCCTCTACCGTCTACAATGAAACGATCATCTTCAATAATTAGTGCATTCAATCTGTCCTGTGTGGACTTGCATAAGTTATCCCAATCACCTAGCTGTGATGATGTTGGATATATCTCATGATTAAGCGCTGATAACTTTCTTTTTTTGCTCCATGATTGTGGTGGCATGAAACCAAAAATGTAATCAACTTTTATAGGTTGTGGTCCAAATTTTTTAAATTTACTACGGTTAATCTTTGCTCTGAGTCGAACTTCTAAATCAGCGATGTACGCTTTTTCTCTAACTCCTTTAAAGACTTGTCTCGTTCTTAGATTAAAATTCGATTGATTATGAGGTGCTGGATTAACTGTTAATTCTGTCTCAAATTTAAACATTTATCGGCTTGTCCTCTGCATAATAATTAAGTCATTTCGACTTTTTATACGTCTTTCCAATTTGTTAATTACTTCCAATGCATATCGACCATCAACCACACCTCGTGGTTTGCCATCTGGAGTTAAAAATGCTTGCCTTGCTTCTTCAAATGGACTTAGTCTTTTACTTGTTGCCATCTCTATGCCTCTCATTTGCTCTCACGTCCACAGAAACAGTCATATTTGACGTTTTAAATGTGGTTTAGTGTATTTGTACCTAAACAGTGTTTAATGCTTTAAATTACTTCTGCAACATTAATAATCTTTAACGATTAGTTTTACGTTCTCGCTTTCGTCATCTACTAACTGAAATTGAGTTATCGGCCTATCAATTCCGCCAGCGTTATGTTTAACAAACATGTCAATAGATTGTCGGTCTTCATATTTTTGAAGCATTCTGATTAACCCGCTAATTGATGTTGTGTTTTTGTTGATTCCCATTGTTAATCTCCTGTATTTAATCTATGAACCTCTGCTATGCGCTCATCTATCTTGATACCTGTTAGGTGGTGTTTCTGTAAGAATGTCTCAATTCCTAACGAGTGCGCCTCTTGATGATGCTCCCGACATAATTGCACGGCTCTGTGTTTCAAATGGTTAGTCTTGCGCCTGTCTACCCCTTGACCAATCGTGTCTAAATGGTGCAGGTCACTCGGTCTCTTGCCACATATCACGCAACACTTGTTCATCAGACACTGATATTCCCAGTGCGCTATTTCCTGTGGCTCCAGTTCATTCAACGGCTTCACACTCAAGCTGATGTTATGCAAAACTGCATAATCTAATAACATGTTGATAAATTCGTTCGTATCCGACTTGTTGCCCTTGACTGCACTCAGGCTAAATTCGCCAAAGTCTAAACCGTGGTAATACTCGTACGCGCCGTAAAAGTGCCTTCTCGTGCTTTCTGCGGTCTCTAACCATGCTCCACCTACTTGTGACAACCAAATGTCATTCAATAACGCAAACGCAAATCTACGCTGTTTTGGTGTTGGTTCATTATCATCACTAGCTACCACCGATAGAACTTGTTGCTGATTAGTTGCGTGATACTTCTGCAAAGTGCGCAAATCTTCATCGCTCATTTGCAATGTGACTAAACCTTTGTTTGGATCTAGCTTATTCACTTGTCCAAATAATTCAGTCACTATTCGTCAACTACCTTACGAACCAATAACGGTTCATCAAACCCAAATACTTCTGATTCCTTTTTCGTCTTTGGACTTCTAACAATTTTCTTCAAGCCATTAATATATTTCATGCAATCAGGCTTTGTGCCGTGAAAATACACGTGTTTAGTTTTATATCCAAATACTTCACTCATCTGTTTACCTCAAATTTCCTCTATGCCCCAATTACAAGGTTCACTGTCAACGCACATGCGCTTTGCTAATGCGTACTCCACATCATCAAACTTCGTGAACACTCTCGGGTCTCGCATAATCACTCTGTCGTTTTCTGTACAAATCATTTGATAACTCATTCTCTGACATCGTCCAATCCGTCAAACACAACCGTGTTCTCTGCTTTTTTTGTAATCAGTCGGCTAACAATCTTCTTGTTGTACATGCGTTCCAGATCGCCTCTATCGTTGTTTGTGGTCACGATAGTGCTGTAACGCTTGTTGCCGTCTTTGTCTCTCACTTGCCTTGCTTCAGCAACTCGAAACCAGAACTGTTGCAATCTCTCAGTGGCACTACCTTCGTTTTTCATACCACCAGCTTCAGAACCAAAGTCATCAAGTATCAACACATCAACTTCACGCATTGATCGCTCAATGTTCTTTATCTTGATAGCTGCTTCATTGTCGTTGAAGTCATACATAATCAATTCTCGTAAGTCCATAACGCTGACAAACATGCTTAACTTATTCGAGTATTGTTTCAGCGCATCAATAATTGCTAACACCATGGCTGTTTTACCAGTACCAGCTTCACCGTAGAACAGAACGTTGAAATTACTATCAAACATCCTCTTAGTGATGTCTGCTGATTTTTTCCAAATATCGTGGGCTAACTTTTGATTAGGTTGCACTTTTGGATTCCACTTCTGAAATGTGAATGTCTGCTCGCCGCTAGTTCCCCATACACTATCTCGTTTGTAGATG